ACCGCCACCGCCATGACTGCCATCGGAAGAACTTTCTGTTGTGGCTCTTTGTTTGGCAGCAAACACCTGTCTAAACCATTCAATCGCTTCTTGCGCCCATGCTCTCACGCTTTCAATAGCCTTGTCCAGCATCTCATTAAAATCTTTGAGCCATTCAGGGCAATACCCTGCTATTGTCTCAAACATCCAGCTAAACACTTCTACATTAGCCTTTCCCAGCCACAAGAACGCTTCTGCTATTGCATCGCAGATAATAGCAACAGTTGTGAATATTGCCTCCATCCCTGCACTGAAAGCATCTCGAATGTTATCCCAGTACACGATTACACCTGCAATAGCGGCACCCACTGTCGCAAGTCCTGCCACAATCGGGGCAGTTAAACCAATTGCCGCACCCATTGCAGCCACTGCAGCCACAAGTGCAGCCACAAGTGTACCGACAATTATTGCAGAAAGTGCACCAATTGCGGCAATCACAGGCGTTGGAACACACTCTTTGATAACATCAGTAAAGCTTTTCCCTGCATCGGTCGCTTCCTGCATCTTCTTTTGAAATTCTCCGAGCTTATCAGAAACATCCTTTAGGATGCCTTTGATGTTAAAAGCTTCGGTCATATATTGACCAATGGTTACAGATGTATTCCCTGCGGTTTCCTCAATGTTGGCAAGCAGACCAGCCACTTCATCAGATGTTTTGGCCATCATACCGCCGAACTGTTCATTCATGCCTGCGACAATGGTCTGCACGGCCGCCTTAGAGTCAATAGCACCTTTAGAACAAAGGTCTTTCATTTCCGCTACTGTTTTGCCTGCAGCCTGTGCTAGCATATCCCATGCGCTAATACCTGCGCTAGTAAGCTGCATCATGTCCTGCGCATTGAGCTTGCCACTGGTCTGCATCTGTCCTAAGGCATAAGCAAGACGGCCTACGCCTTCCGTGCCCATACCTAAGCCGCTCGCTGCATCACCTAGGCTCGTAAGCATAGGAATGATTTCCTTCGCTTGAAAACCAAACGCCATTAGTTGCTGTCCTGCCTTCACAACGCCAGGAACATCGAAGGGAGTCTCTGCAGCAAACTTCTGCAGGTCTCGGAGCATCTGTGTACCTGCATCCGCAGATTTCAACATGGTCTGAAACGCAATTTCATATTGTCGCATTTGCGCTGCAGCCTTAACACTTGAAATACCTAAATTAACGATACTGCCCGCAATAGTGCCTATTAAAGAGCCTAACTGCACCGCACCTAGCGCACTCATGGACTTGTTTACACTGTCAAGCGCCTTGCTTGCCTTGCCACATGCATTGTTGACCTTTGTTGCGCCGTCCTTTACCTTGTTGGCCATATCGTCAAACTTCTTGCCTGCGTTGCCGGCCTTGTTGCCTGCATTGTCAATCTTCGCACCTGCATCGCTCGTAGCTTTTGCCGCGCCCTGCATGGCCTGCTCAAATCTCGAACTGTCTGCAGTAATCTCAACTTTAACTTGCTTAGCCATCGCTCTCACCCCCTCCATATAGCTCGTCAAGAAATACACGATCATCATCGGTTATTCGCCCGTCAAATCGCCCATCACTGAATATATCTTTTAACTTCAAAGTCTTTTTCGAGGACTTGCCTGCATAATTTGCAATATATACTGTCACCAATGCGGCCAGCATATTTTCCTGCTGTTGCCGTCTCCACCTGTACCCATTCCAGATGTTTATAACATCGGCCGGCGTCATGTATGCACATTCTTCGGGAGTCTTTTTCAGAATGGCGTAGAAAATCCATTCTACTTTAGACAGCCACTCTGAAAAAGAAATTACTTCCCCTCGGCTTTCTCTTCCTTATCCTCCAGGGCAGTCAAAATCTCATCGAACGGGCCTCTGTCGCTCACTACCAGGCCACAAATACCCAGCGCCGCCAACATTCTCAGTCGCAGGTCAATCATGCCGTTTTCTACCTCGGCACAATAATCTGCAATCCAGCTATCAAGCTTGTTGCGGCTGATGCCTCTTTCATGCACCTTCAACGAGCAATACAGGCAGGCAATAATCTCGGTGACGCTCCATTGCTCTTTTTGCATTAAAGAAAAAACATTATGGCTCGGCAACATTGCCTCCAGCTCTTCCAATGCTCCAAGGGTAAATTTAGCTTCTCGCTCTTCGCCGCCAATGTTAATATTTACGCTCTTTTTAATCATTTGTCATTCCTCCTAAAAAATAAAAGGGCAGTATAAAAATATACCGCCCCCACCATTAGCCTCTCGGGTCTTCCATTGCATCCTGTGTCTTCGGAGCACCTTTGCCCTTCAAAGTAACACTCAGAACCGCTGCATCATCATGAGCTGCAGTTTCTTCCATGCTAGTAATGCTATACCAGTTTATAATACTTCTGCCACCCTTGCTCCATCTCAGCAGGTGTACAGGCTCGTCAGCTTCAAACGCTGCCCATAACTCTTTCACCGCTTGCTCTGCAGGCTTTACAATCAACTCTACAGTAAGCTCGGTGCTCTTCACGCCTGCTTCCGCATCGCCATAGCCACCGCTGGTCTTGTCGGTCAGGTCAATTTCTTCAGCGCTTGCGCTATAATCTGCGCTGCGCTGGCCACCAATCAACGTCCACTTCGGGCTTTCTTCGCTTGCAGCCTCTCCATAATTAAGGAACACAAGCACATTCTTGCCTAACAGCTTTTCGCTGGTACTTTTCATCTTAGGTCGTACAGCCACCATGTTATACCTCCATATCATATTCGACTTGATATTCCAACAGCATCGCTACCGCCTTTGTATTGTTGGCCACTGCACCAAATACAATGCGCTTGACTAAGCCATTGTCAATCATGCCACCTAAATCGTTATTATGCAGCACCTCAAACAGGGTGTCACTCAAATCATCAATATCAGTTGTTCCGTTAATATCCAGCACATAAATGCTATAAACTGCCGTTGCTGTGCATACATCATACGCATCCTGCTCAAAGGTAACCTCATCGCAAGAAATTGTACCCTCAACACCTTTGCCAGCGGAAGCACCTACGATATTAACGTTCCATTTTACGCCCGGCACTGCTTCCTTGATAATGTCAGCAAGTGCATTTGTAACTTCTCTCGCTCTGCTCATCGATTAACCTCTCATAAGTTTAATAGTAAAACGGCTAGCACAGCCCGTACCTGTAAAATCATTCGCGTTAATCGTGGCAGCTAACATCTTTACTTCCTTACCGTACAGTTCAGCCTTCTGCACAAACACATCATCATGCCTGCTTCCGTCAAATGCCACGCTTGCATCTGTGCCAACACTTGCCACAGCACGCATATAGCAGGCGTAGGCAATGCCTAGACGCTTTACACTGTGGCTTATGGGCTGTTGAATCGTGGTAACACCATATCTCGCAGCTATGCTTTCTAAATATGCGTTAGCCTCATCAACATCTTCTTGTGTGACTAGCAGGATGCTGTCTGTAATGTTATCAAGTGTAATAAACTCCATTACAAGTCCTCCACTAAATTATCAAGTGCTGCCTTAAAACGCGCTTCTATCGTCGGCTGCATAACATCAGCTGCCGTATAAAGAAAAGGGTCCGCCTTTATGCCAGGGTGATGTACACGCTTGCTGAAGACAAATTCCTTGTTTATGGCAAAGCGCAGCACCTTTTTACTGCGTGGCACAATCACATACGGCTTAGTACCTTCATGCTGCCATCGCGCTATATTGTTTGTAAGCATAACTGTACCCTGGTTGTCTTTAGCCAGGCTCATAATGCTTTTTTCAGTCATACCGCTTCTTGTAATGAAACGATGATGGTCACGCGCATATTCCCTGACATCTCTGACGGCCATCTTCACCTGCCTGCGTACCATATCGCGCGTTTGGACCGGTGCGGCCTCGAAAGCACGCACCAGCTTATCAAATTCGCGCGTAATCTCTACGCTTTTCATTATTCAGCAGCGGTCTTATGTACGTAGATAGCACCTTTCTTGTTTTCCAGAACGAATGCATCATAGCGCACACGGCCTTCAACTAACCAGCCGTTGATACCGGGCGGGTTGTCATGAATCTTATAATCTGCCAGCTTAACAGGAGCACAGCAGGCGATGCGGTTGGTGATGATAAATGCAGTTTTCGCCGGCATGTAGGATGCAGGCACCACGATAATAGGAACGCCGTCTACCATGCCAACCTGACCTTTTACCAGCATATCTTGTGCCAGGTCAGAAGCCTTGATGAAGGATTCATCCTGCTTCAGCAGCTTGAAGTAAGACGCAGCCACATAAGCAATACGATTGCCTAAAGGCGCTTTCTCGTCGGTCAGCTTCTCGGTGCCGTCGAGGAAGGCGCTGTAGGCGTTGGCCTTGGTAACTGCAGCGGTTGCGCTGTTCTTAGCGCCTGCAGCGATTTGTGCAAGACGATAAATATCCAGCTCCGGAATAATTACCTCATCAATCTGACGCTGTAAGGCTGCACCGGCTTCTTTCAGCATACCGGTGTCCTGATAGTTGCTCTTGTCGATGGTGAAGGTGAAGGAACGGTCCTTAGTCAAGGTCAGCTCCTGAACGGAATCCTCCAGCTCTGCCGGGGTACCATAACGGTTTGCGCCGGTAGAAGTGTAATCATTCATGCCTGCGGTAGGAATAGAATAAACCTTTACAGTCTGCACACCGGTGAAATCATAATCGTTGTTGATTGCCGGAGCGGTCAGAGCGCCAGTCTTGAAGCGCTCGTCAATTTTTGCGCTGTACTTATCTGCATAGTTAATAGCCATAATAAACAATCCTCTCTTTCGTCATTAAGAATTAAAGCCACTGAGGAACGGATCATCAGAACCGCCGCCACCGCCATTGCTGCCGCCACCGCCTGCACCGTTGGCCTTAACTGCCCAGCTGTTCTCCTTCAGCCAACTGTTAACACCATCTTCCAAGCTGATTTCTTTGCCATCACTGCCGGTATATGCAAGGCTTTCATCGTCTTTAACAACGATGCTGCCTTCCAGTAGCTTAGCCATGTTTTGCGGGCTCGCAGCATTGCCCTTAGTCAACAGCTCTACAGCCTTAGCCATCTTCATGCCGTCAAGACGCTTAGTCTTTTCGGCCTTGGCGGTCTCGGTCATATCAGCCAGCTGCTTAGTGACCTTGCCAACCTGCGCGGTTAAGTCAGTAATCTGCTTTGCGACCTCATCAGGCTTTTTGCCGCCTTGAGCAAATTGGTCTAATGTAGTCTTAAGTCCTTTGGCTTTGTCTACCACATCATCGCCATCCGCCAAACCAACAGCCTCTAAGATGCTTTTCAGCTTTGTCGCACTCTGCTCTCCTGCCGTGCGGTGCTTCTTAGCTTCGTTGTTGAGAGTGTTAATTTCGCCCTTGATAGCAGCGATGAGGTCAGCACCGTTCTCAACTTTTTCCAGTGCTTCGTAAACCTGTTTCATTTCCATTTCTGATACCTCCATATCACGGGCCTCCGCCCTATATTGTGCCCTCTCCTGGGCAATAAAAAAGCACGCTGTTACACGTGCTTAATTAACGATGTTAAATTATTACATCCCCAATGAAAAAGCAGACTCTGAGTTTTCGCTCAAAATCTGCTTGTAAACCTATATTTATCTTTCTAAATCGTCAACACCAAGCACAAGCGCTAGTCTGCGGGAACTCACCATTTTTTACAAGCAAGCTAACCCTGACCATTGCCATCCCTTTATACATTCCAGAAACATTCTTGGCATCTTGTACAACAAAACGCTTTGCAGGCTCTTTAACATCAACCTGTACAATACCAAAATTACTTTTATCATCTTCGGGGAAAAACTTGTATTGTACGTATTCATCTGTTAATTTTAATAATTCAAGCGTCAACATTTTTTTCTCTCCAGTACCTTTCAGCTAGCGAGTAATTATATTTCGTATTGGTTAAATCATGTGCTTCATCGTAATTATACCCTATTTTTTTCATAATAGCAAATTCTAAATGTTCATGTTTAAGCATCAATACATCATGTTCTTGAATATTTTTACCTTCCAAAAGTCTTTGAAAAGATTGTGCCATTTCAAAGTTCGGATAAAAACGATGATGTCCATCAGCTAAATCGTACTCATTAATAAATACATGTTTAAAAATGCTTTCCAGACGCTTTTTAGGATACCCTGTATTTTTGTGTATTTTATTAACAAAAGCATGTATACCATTCTTGCGACGTGCTTCATAATATTTTTCCGCATGCTCATAACGTCTAGTATAATCTGGGTCGTTCTTATCATTCAAAGCGCCAGATATAGCACCTGCCGACAAATCACTCAGCCTGCTCTCCGCTTCCCGCAGTCCAGCATAACCACGCATATACTTGCGCCAGTCTTCACCATCTTTCCACGCCTTCAAACCGTCACGCCCCAGCACCTGCGCCCTGCGTGACTCCGGCAAGCTATTCAGCCATTTATCGCCAGCTTCCCGCACCTGGTCGCGCTGCTGCTGCATATCAACTTCGCCTTCAATGACTTCCACGTACCGGCATAAGCAATGCGGGTGCACTGGCAAAGGCGGCAGCTTATCCTTGGGATATATACCTGCACCCAACCCATACATATCAGCTTTGGCGTACATATCGCAGATGTCGAAAACAGGGTGACGGCTGCTTAATTTGAATTTCACAGCCACAATATCAGCGTCTTTTTTCATCTTGGCTACAAAGCCGTCAGCCCATGCCCTCGCCATCTCGGTTCGGGTGATGCGTTCGGCAACATAGCGGGATTTTTCGTTGATAGCGACTTCCACGGCCTTTTCAATAGCCTTTTCATTGCCTTTTTGTACTGCTTCCAGCAATTCATTGTAGGCTGCCTGCAGCGCCTTGTTGGGAGCGCCATTTCTGGCCAGACGATTGATGTTGTCAATGGCCTGCCTTTGTTCAGCCAATGCCTGCAGGTCGTTGCCTGTAGCCTCCCTTACCTTCTGCAAATACTTCGGCAGGTCCTGCCTGCTGATAATATCCTTGCCACCGTTATATACGTTCTGACCATCATCGCCATATCCGTCATACAACGCCCTTGCAGCCTCAGTCCAGGTCTTGTTCCGGCGCATCTGTTCCTGCAGGGTGCTTACAATAGTACCGCGCATCTTCACGCCTACGCCATGCAGTTTTTCAGACAGCGTCATGCCGCTTTCATCCCACTTATCGGCCAGCTCTTCACCCATGCTTTCTACTTGCGCTTTAGTCAGCATAGTCGGGACAATACCATAAGCATAAGCTGCAGCCTCTACAAGCGCAGGCTTCAGTTCCGGTAGCGTAAACAGCTTACCATAGTGGCGCTGCACATTATTCAGTGCCTCTTCAAACTTCATGCCACTAGCAATCAGCCTTTGTAAGTAAGCTACTGCTTTTTTAGCATCCTTACGCCAGCTTTTATTCAGTTTGTTAATCAGCTGCGCCAGTCTGTCCGTCGTCGCCATCATCGCCACCGCCATTAGCACCAAAAGCATGGCTATAATCCAGCTTTTCCTGCTCCAAGTGCTCTTCGTAGGTCTTCACCAGCGCGTCAAAGTCATCAGCCTTAAGCTCCGGCAGATAGCTGGTAAGCACACGCTTGAATACTTCCATGTTAAATTCGTCGCCAAAGTTCAAGCCTTTAGCGATTTCAGCGTTCGCAAGCTCCTGCTCAACCTCGCTGATTTTGAAGTCATTCGGGTAGTTTACACTGTATTCCAGCTGCACGCCGGTCCAGATACTGAACAGCCTTGCCAGCTTCTCTTCCGCTGCTTCCACAAGGTCCGCAAAATCGGATAGAATCTGATTAGTTGCTTCATAGTCCCATGCTTTCGCCTGCCCGCTCTGCAGCTTGCTGGAGCCGGTAACGTTGACCACAACGGCCATGCGGTAAATCTCCTGCTGCAGCGTAGCAATCTGCGCTGCCAGCACCGTTGCAGGACCATCAGGCGGAGCGATGAACGCAGGCGCGTGGCTGCTCTCCGGAGGATATCCCAATGCATTGTTGGTGCCTATGTTGATGCTGTCCGGGTCACTCGAAGGGTAACACAGAACGCTGAAGGTCTGATTGACTAAGATATCAGCCAACCAGCTGCACATATTGTAGATAGCAAGATTTGTTTTTGCTATGCTAAGGAATTCACTAGGTGGGAAAGGATTGTGACTATTCCTCACTTTGCTAACTAGAGGAACAACCGGTACGCGCCCAAGATTCCAGGTTCCGCTGTGCTTGCCTTTACTGTCGATAAGCTCCCAGCCTTCTGCCGTCAGCGTGCGTGTCGCCATCGTCTGTTCCTGGTATGCATCAGGCTCCACGAAAACAAACTTTGTGATACGTCCCAGCTTATCCTGACAGATTTCCTTGACTGCATTAAGGTTAACCACAAAAGCGTAAGGCAGGTTGTTGCGGTCCGCTTCCAGGTCTGCCACGCGCATATCCTCAGCATCGCCCTGAGCCTTATCCATAACGATATAAGCGACGCCCTGCAGCTTCGCACTACAAGCAGCCTGCTTCATAAGGTTCTGGATGCTGGTGCCCAAGAAGTCAACATCCTTGCTGAAGGTTTCCCACAGCTCCGAGCCTGCACCGCTCCAGTCACGCACAGCCAACGTTTTGAAGATTGGCGCTACATGAGCATTAACGCAGGGCGCGAGATAGTTAAGGTAGTACGCCAGCTCGCGCCTCATGCCGTACTTTCCTGCATCCTCACGCGGGTGCTGGGTTAAATAGCTGCCGTCAAGAAAGCCTCCGCAGCCTTCATAGCCATCTTCCAACATTTTGTATAATCCATGTTTATCATTACGCATTTTTTCACCTCTCTTAATAGTTGACGCGCATCGGTTTAGGCCTTGCCACCTCCACGATGTCCTCACACACGCCGGTCAAAGCATCCGGAGCATCATCGTGTGTGTTCTTGCCTTCCTTCTGGTACTTGCTCAGTGCTGCATAAAACTCCGCCCAGCGATTCTTCCAATCGCTTGGGAAATAAATATGCTCCATACACCACGTAGCATTAGACAAGATTCTTGCAGCCTTGTTCTTATGCTGCGTAAAGGTTTCAATGGTTGTATGGTTGCTATGCAGCAGCTTCTTCACGTTCCTGGCGAATCCACGCCCGCCATTGTTGCTTTCGAAGCGTGCCACATTCGTGCTGTTGCGTTCCAGAGCCCTCGCCGTTGCCGGTTCAGTAACCTCCATAGGCTCTTTCGTGTATAAAACATCAAGCACATACGCTTCATCCGCGAAGGTACGTCCATAAATAATGCAGCAAAGGTAATCGGCGCCGGTATCAGCCGTATCCGTATAAGCACGAATCTGCTTGAAGGCAGGCAGCGCACCTTCATAGGTCTTGAAGCTACTGTACAGCCTGCCCTTGATGTCTATCGGCTCCTGCTGGTAGTTGGCGCTCCATATATCAAGTCCCATAAGCTGCTTCTTCTCCATGCAGCTTTCAGCATCCAGCACGCCATCACACAGCATGCTGCCGTCATCCTGCACTGCCTTCATGTTGATATGCACGATTTTTTCTGCCGGATAATATTCCAATACCTTGCCAGCCAAATCATCACTAGCCCAGCGCGTCATAATGACGATGATTTTATAATTGCCCTCGCCACGTGACAGCATAGTATTGGTGAACCAGTCCCAATGCTTTTCCTTAACATTTTCGTTATAGGCTTCTTCCGCATTCTTGATTAAATCGTCTATGATCATCAGCCTGCAGCCGAAGCCTGTTGCCGTACCGGTTGGCGATGTAGCAAGGTAACTTGTCTGCTGCCCTTCAAGGCTCCACAGGTTCATAGCGCCGTCACCACGCTTAATTTTGGTGGCGGGGAATACATCACTATAGACCGGCTTATAAATATCCGCCTTGGCCTCACTGATGCTGTCACGCACGTTCTTACTGAAGCGCGTCGACAGTGTTTCGTTATAAGAGCCAATCATAACCTGCAAGGTGTTGTCCCTGCCCAGCGCCCATTCCACGAAATTGCTGGCAGTGTAGCTCTTGCCATGACGCGGAGGCATGTTCAGTACAAGTATCTTCTTGTCTGAGGTCAGGAACCATTGCAAGGTATCGCACAGCTCCTGCAGATACTTGCGGTCGCTCCGGTAGAAGTCCGGGTTCTTCAGCTGGGCGTAAAAAAAGAACCTGCGTCTTGCAAGTTCTATCTTTGCTCCCAATGTTATAAGCTGCTTATCCATCCATACCAGCCAGCTTTTTCAGTTCTGCATCCGTCAGCCCGGCGAACGGATTAGCAAGCTCGCCGGATATTTCCACGTTTTCTTTCGGCTTCAGGCCTACAGTATCGCGATAAATTTCAAAAGCTTTGATGTTGCCACGCTTGGCCTTCAGCTTCAGCGCATCCAGCATTTCCTTGCGCTCATCGTCCGTTGTGAAGTCTGCATCCAGCTCACGGAACGACTTCAAGCGGCGGCGTGCTTCACCGGATGCCTGACCACCTTTTCTCCCTCGTTCTCTTGCTTCGCTCTTGCTTCTTACCGGTTTTAAATTATCCAGTTGTTTCTTTGTAGGCATCCATCTCACACCACCTTAATCCCACATCATCAATAATATCCCAAAATTCTTCCACATCATGCGGCACAACATAGAAGCCTGTTTCATCTTTCTCAAAATCAATGCCAACATGATGCAGCTCATGCCTCAGCAATGTTTCCAGCTGCTTTTCGCTGAAGCCAACTACATTCGGCTCATAAACCACAATAAAAAAATCATAGGGGCAGCACCAGCTGTAGCGGTCGCTCACCAAGTTGCAGTCAGCAAATACCGTCCGCTTATTGCGCTTCTTCTCTTCCAGGCTGGATAAGTAGGCTATTTTTACCTTAGCAGCCTTTATATCAGCGAATTCCGGCAAAGTGCGTATCAGCTTATTAGCTATTAACCTATACTTTTTACTGTGCTCCATGATAAACCTCTAATTTCTTCTACCCTTGCCGGACGCGCCGCATTGGCGTGCGGTGTCCTTGCGTCCGGAAAGAAGGTGTTCTATTCCGGCGTGGTAAAAATTTACAAAAACCCACGCCCGGCAAAGGCAGAAAATATTTTGCTGGCTGCGGCGCTTGATTCTGCTTTATCCACCAATTAAGGAATTTCCCACGATATTACAACAGTGCTAACCTAGTGCAACCTGTGCTTTTACGTGGTCAAGTATCACACCAGCATATAGTTAAAATTAAAAGGCAGTCACCGCAGCTTCTGCCCCTCACTACTTCGCCCGCAGGCTTTTCGTTGTTCTTTATGTGGTGCGTAGGGCTGGAATTGCACCAGCGTTGTATCTTACGTCACGGATTTACAGTCCGCTGCCTTCGCTACTCGGCTCACCTACGCATATAAAAGCAGGGGGTGAAGGAATTCTTGACGCCAGCTATGCTGCGCTACGAATATTTGCAATGTATCCTATTCGCAACTTGCATCTACTCCCATTCGGGAACCTTGCCCCTGCACCCGGGTATCTTTAAAATCTTACCATAACGCCACCCATGACATTATCAGCTCTGCCGGCTACCCAACCGCCAACACTGCCTTTCAGCGGGAAGCTAATAATGCCCACTGCGCCATCTTTAGAGATGCCAGCACCAATGCCCCAGCGCCGCGTTTTATCAACTACCGGTATCTTTATATTAAGGTCCGTGCTGCTGCTCTGCGTCAACGTCAGTTTATTCTTGTCAAACAGGTACTGTTCATTCTCTGCTTTGGCCACAGTGAAGTCCTTGTCATTAACCTTAACATTCAGCACCGGCTTATTGAGCTTCACCTCAACATCTGTTTTCTCCGGTTCGCTTTTAGTGCTGCCGTCATCCGCCTTGTAGATTACAGTTTCTTTCGGCACATAAGCGATTTCCGTTTTCACCTTGTCCCGGTATTCGACTTGGGTAACTACTTTTGTGTCAGCCACCGGGCAGGTATGCAGAACGCCGCGCAGAGCGAAACCACCGGCAAAGGCAAGCACAGCAGCTATTGTTAAAACTATTTCGTTTTTCGTTATCACTGTGCCACCTCCCTTCCCAAGGCATAGTAAAAGCCCCACCGCCATTACAGCAGCAGGGCTTCACTCCCTTGCGTCTCTTGTTTTCTTCTCCGCTTATTATAATTATATCATAATCGGATACTGTCAAACAATGTCACAACATATATTTTTACGATTTTTTATTCCATCTTTGAACTATTTCAAGGAAAAATTCCCCGTCTCTCGCCAGCTCAAATCTTTTACAGCATGGGCAGTAAATCCCTAAAACACCTTGCTTATTAAATGCACACCTTGGCTGCATGCCGCAGCAGTCATTGATTTTCAGGTTCAGTTTCTTTCTTTTCTTCTTCATCCTGCGCCAGCCTTTCCAAAATGGCTGCATGAAGGCGGTGTACGCTGCGCCAGTTGATCCCCATACGTACAGCCACCTCTTCCCATGTGTAGTTGCTGAAATAATGCATTCTCAGCATCATCTGGTCTTCAGCAGGCAGCATTTCAATGGCCTTTTCAATATCCATCTGCAAACCTACCAGCGCGCCAAACTTTTCGTAATACAGACTGCGCAGTTTATCAGCCTTGGCAATGGCATTGGTTACATTGTCACGCCCGCTATTGCCGCCACCGGGCATACCTGTTAATTGCGAAATCCTTGGCGATGTCATCATGTTGGTAAGCTCGTTCACCTGGTCCTGCAAATCCATTATTTCCATTTTCAGATGCTTGCATTTACGCAGATCATATTTTGTTATCAAGTTTTCACCCTCCTCAGACTTCTTCAAAAATCATATCCGGATACTTATACAGAAGCATTTTCCGCTTCAGCAAATATTCCTTTGTTCTAAAACCTTTAGTGTCAACCACTACTGTACGCCCATCTTTATACTTGATGACAAAATCAGCAATATACTTGATTGCTCTTTCGGTTTTGCCGGAATGTCTGAATTTAGGCTGCAACTCGAACGTTACCTGACGTTCAAAATCTATAACCTCGCCTGCCATGCGCAGTATTTTCAGTTCGCAGTAGTAATTTTTCTCTTTGATGCTGTCAAAGATGATGCCATCACATTCAACTTTTTTGTTATGGTATTTCATTCCTGCTTGCGTGTCCTTTCCCAATCCGCCAACGCGTCCGGCGTGCCAAATTCTTTTAACAGCTCACGTTGGCATTTTTCGCAGTAAACCGGTCGCCCGTTATCGAAAATGCTCGACACAGCCTTTTCTTTATCGCACCACACACAAATTTCACCTGTGCTAGTTCCCATGCTGCACACCCCCTAAAACGGAATCTCTTCATCAAACGGCACCATCTGGCCAAAACTTTCCATGCTCTGCGGTGCCGGCTGCTGCACTGCCTGCTGCTCCTTACGTTCGATGAATTCGGCATGGTTGACGATTACTTCAGTTACCCAGCGCTTGCTGCCGTCTTTGGCATCATAGCTGCGGATTTGCAGACGGCCTTCCACCAACAGACGTTGTCCCTTATGCACGTAATTACCAACAGCTTCTGAAGTCTTGCCCCACGCTACGCAAGGGATAAAGTCCGCTTCACGGCTGCCGTCTTTGGTATAAGGACGGTCAACGGCTAATGTAAACTGAGCAGCACAAGCACCGCTTTGGGTATATCTTACTTCCGGATCTTTAGTTAAACGGCCTAACAACATAATTTTATTCATGGTCTTCTTCCCCCTTATCTTCGATGTAATAACCACGGCGCAAATTCTTTCCGATTACTATACCTTTAGCAAGCCGTTTATTAAATCTAAAATCCAGTAAAAAAATAGGTTTGCTTTTATCTGTTTTATTTTTCGCTGCCCGCTTACGATTTTCATTGTCATTATCCTTGTGAATTTGTGCCATAGCAGTATTTACACATGCCTTTACATCAAGCAGTTCTACAAGCAAATGCTGTAAATTTTCGTGTGTTTTATCTTCGGAATATGCCGCCCACGCCTGCGCCACTTCTTCCACTTCCTCGCGGATTTTTGTAAGCTGCTCCTCCGGGCTTGCGTTGATAAATTTGTAACATGGTGTCGTAGCTTTAATTTTTAAACTCATTTGTTCTTCCCCCCTTAATATAATTCGCCGTCAAAGGTCAATTCTACATCACAGTCAATGCAGTACGCCTTGCCATTTTTAATAACAGCTGTATCATTATCCATTACAAGCACCTACACTTCTGTGAAATACGGCTCTTTGCGAAATCGCTTCTGCTTCAACATTGTTTCAATTTCCACATCGGGACAAGTTTCGTCTAACCGTGTAGCCCAATAACTAAGTTCCGGATTTATCATTGCCCTAACTCTCAATATGTTAAGCTGGTGATCCGTGGGCTTAATCAAAACTTTGTAATAAGCTGTGCCCCTGCCAGCGTATTTATCATGTTCAACACACCATACTTGCATTATTTCCACCACCTTAATAAACCAATCGCTACCGCCATAACGCCAACACTAAACAGCGTACAAGTAACAAGTTCGTAAATATCAAGCATCGCCAGCACCTTCTTTTTCATAATGTTTAATCAGTCTATCAATATACCATCGTGCTTTTTTCAAATCCTCTACGCCGTTTTTACCCTTCCACCGCCACAAATATTTAATAGCGTTCGCCGTACAAACAGCATCCAGGCCTTTCAGGTTAATCGTGGACGCCGCCAGTGCGTCGATGCACTCAACCCCACCTTGGGTGTAGTGCTTGGGATGGTTTACATTGTCAGTCATTATTTATGCCCCCTTATCCATTTCTCATGTCTTGCAGCAGTTCCGGCTGTCGCTAAATTTTTCAAGTTGGCCTGCCGTTTCGCTTCCAGCAATTTGTATTGCTCGGTTTTCCATTCACTAAATGCGTTGCAGATAGCATGGCAGCCTATGTTTCTTACTTCGCATCCTCTGCAGGGTGATTTGCCTACCATTTTTTCTTTGCCCCTTCTTCCTTTACCAGCTTGCCGTCTTTATGTGCCCGCCGTGCAATCTTTGCTTTATCATCACTGCTGAACGCAAGGCATGCAGGGCAGATGGTGATAATTTCAGCAGGATTAAAGTAGTAGCGGTTGCAGCTGCCGTTCTCCTGCCCGCACACTTGGCATTTACGTTTCATCTGCTCACCTCCTAAAATAAATCCTCTTTCGGCAGCACGAACCAATACTCTCCCAATGGACTAGGTGGGTACCACTCCCATTTATAGCCCTGCTCCTTGCAGTACATCACCAAGGCATCAGAATCCAGGCACATACGCCCGCTCTTTCTGTACTGCTTTGCTATAGGCTCAAATTTCGCACGCATTTCATCTGCAGTATAGTGTTCAAGAGCACGGCGGCCGTCGAATATAAGACGTGATGCAAGCTTTTCCGCGTGCCAGATTTCGCCACGGCGTTGCAGTTTTTTCTCTAATTCTTCATTCCACTCCATGATATCTACCTCAATCTGCTGTATCCGCATTACTCCTCTTGGTCATCACTGTAAATCAGTCCTAGCGCCTTCAGCGTTATGCGTTGCAACATCTCAACAACTGCTTTATCACCGTGCTTGTCGCGAACATGCTCACCAACAGCCTGCATTATAGCTATGATGCAATCAGCAGCCTTTAAAACTTTACCCTGTACATCCCCTATAGCATCATTATCCTCACCGATATACGCAAGCGTATAATCTAAACCGCTTTCTGCAAGCAACTTTTTTGCCTGTTCTGCTTTCTTATAATCAATCATTCTTTTCACCTCTCCAACCACGAACCTTAGCTAATATTGTTTTTCTCATCTCGGTTTCTCTTACGCTGTACAATTCTGCGTAATCCTCATCAAGAAAATCTTCCAACATTTCCTCTAATTTTTCCTGCTCATCCTTGCCGGGGAATGTATCCCATTGGATAGCAAGCAATAACGATTTACAGATGTCAATTTCTGATTTGCCATTAGTATAGATTTCCTTCGGAATGCGCCATTCTATCAAACTTTCTATATCTGCAATCACTCTGGCGCGTTCTGCGTCGTTAAGATTAAGCATTTTTTATCACTCCATGCTCCGCCTCCCTCAGTCTGCTGTATCCGCATTTCGTTGGCGTGTTCAAGCACCTATCTTCACAAGTTTCACGCTCATAGCAATCTAAACAGCACATCCCATGCCTGCTTTTATAACAACAATTAGCAGGAAAAGGACACTTCAACGCCAGCAGTGCTTTATTTTTTGCTCTAATCGCTTCACCCTCCGCCTTTTTTGCTTCTGCTGCCCTGCGGCGCTCCTTCAAGATGCAACCACAACTCTTTTTCCCACCACGCAAACTATCACTATAAGCTTCGCAGGTGTTACCACAGTCACATTGGCACAGCCATAGAGGGGTTTTCCTTAGTGCTGTCTTTCGGGGCAGTTCTTTGATAACTATCAGCCGCCCAAAACGTTGCCCTGTTAAATCTACTTTTGCACTCATTTTTCAGTCTCCCTACAGCCCCAGAAGCTCATTCATGCTTCTGAAATCAGCGGCTACCTTCTGGCGGCGACGGCTCTTGCCGGTTACTTCTACCGGATGGCACATCTCCAACACTCTGTCATAGATACGGCTGTTGCCGATGCTGTCAGGCTTTTTGATTTCGTCTATACTCAGGTTGGTTGTAATAATCATAGGCAGCTTTGCTCTATACCGTGCATCAATCACATTGAATACCTGCTCCTGAGCGTATTCGCTACGGCGTTCCGCACCTAAATCATCCAGAACCAGCAGGTCGAACTGATTGAAGCTGTCGATATAGGCTTGTTTTTCCTCAATGCTCCACAAGGTATTCAGTACCCGCGCAAAGTTGGTCATCAGACAGGTTCTGCCGGAATCTATCAGGGCATTAGCGATGCAGGCTGCAGCAAAGGTCTTGCCGGTTCCCACACCACCATACAGCAGCAGGCCTTTGCCCCGCTCTCGGAACTGCGTAAAGTTGCCAACGTAGTTTTTAGCAGCTCTCATTATGCGCGGGTCCGCACCGTCATCAGCTGCAAAGTTCCAATGCTGCATATCGCTTTCAAGGAAACTTGCCCTGCGGTGCTGTTTGATGCGCGCCTGCCGCTTTTCAGCTTTGCGCTGCTGTTCTTCTGCCGCCAATTTTTCGGATCTGCACCGACAGAGGCACGGCACCACCTTGACCATACCAAGAAATTTGCCGCGGAATTCTTTCGGCGTATGGCACTTGCCACAGTAAAGCAAACCATCTTTTCGGTAATCACCCGGCGCTGGTTCTTCTGCTGCAATCATTTTCTCCGCCTTCGCAACAGATTCCATTAAAACCTCCGTTATGTTTTCCATGTACTCACCTTCTTAAAAGTATTTATCCAGATCAGTCATATCTTCACCGCCTGCATTCTTGGCAGCCGGTTTATCACGCCTTGCCCAATTGCGGATAGTAGCAAGGTGATTTTTGTAGCTTTTACCACTGGAAGCCATATATTCAGACAAGCGTTGTATACGCTGGTCCCAATCAGAAGGAAACTCAGCCTTCAGCTTCTCCAGGTCATCATCTGACAGCAGCACGTTTTGATATTCGCCGTGTTTATGGCGGGGAGATTTTTTAGATATACTCTTATTCTTATTTTTATCTATATCTATATCTCCTTCTATATCTATATCTAGGCGTGGAACGTCCATGGACGTCCGCGGACATTCCATGGAATTTTGAGGCAAAAGCTTTTCAGCTTCCCTTTTCCTCCGCTTGCGGTCCCTGTCTTTTTCTCTTATCGTCGCCAGCCTGTCTGTGCTCTGGTACTTCTCCCAGCTTGACAGAAAAATCATGTTGTTGATAATCTCTATCATCCCAAACTGTTCAAAGGTCTTCAGCGCAAGCCTTACAGTCGAAATAGGCTTGTTAAACTGCGTAGCAAGCATTTCGTCCGTATATGGGTTTTCCTTTGTCAGATAGATAAAGCCGCCATCATTGACATTACCGGCAAGGCAGAGCAGCTGCACCCACATCAGCAGAAGGCTGCCACCCTCCGGCATGCTGCCAATCTGCTTAATCTTGCGGTTGTCAAACATATCAACAGCAATCTTTATCCATTTCACGTCCGCCACTTTATCAGCTCCCTTTCCATGCCGCTTTCAGGCGGTCAAGTTCTAAAGGTGTCATAGTGTCAACGCCCAAGGCCTTGGCTTCCTCAACCACAGCTTCAACCAGCCTGGACATTTCGGCGGTATCGTATGAGCTGCTGCCATAGTAGGCAATCACAGTCATATAACCACCGCGTTCACTTATCGGTTCCGCTAGCCAGCCAAGGCCGTTAGCCTCCCAGCTGCGGATAAACCGTGCCGCACCCGCGCTGATCAGCTCCACTGTTTCAAAGCTGCCAACCTCGCGGATGTTTTTGCGGTATACCGTTTCCTTGGTAGCACCAATCTTTTCTCCTATCTTCTGGCACAGCTGCCACATGTAGTTATTGGCGTTTAGGCTACGCTTACGCTTCTGGCGGTCAATGGATATCGTATATGGCTTCTTGTCGCCCTGCATCGCGTTCAGGACTTCAAAAACATCCTGCCTATACAAACTATCAAGCACCACCGTAAACTCTATTGTAGAGCCCATACAGGCCACGTCAGCTATATGTTTAATCTGTGCTTTCATCTTTGTTGCTCTTTTCAAGTAGAATTCTGCCGCATCCCTTGCAAATTTTTCCCGGCGTGCCGTCGTTGCTGTGCATGCAGTAAGAGCAACGGTAAGCAAAGCTCAAAGCTCCGTGGTAATAGGTTTTGATTTTAGAATAATCTTGGCTTTTCATAGCTTCACCCCCTTACAAATAGTTCTTGCCAACTTCCGCCATCCACAAAGCATAACCGCTTTTGGTGCCATACCGGTCCATATAGCACGATTGTGCGAACCGCTTGTACCGCAGGTCTACGTCATGGCGCTGGTGGGGGCTGTATGCCCCCCGATGATGCTCAGCGCACAGCCAGATAGTAAGCCCTAAGCGGTCTGCTATCTTGCGCCCCGCCGTACCATGAATTACATGGTGGCGTTCCAGGTTCAACGTAGTACCGCAGCAGAAGCACTCTTTTCTGTCCTGCAGTATGCTCTTTCTCATACATCCGCCCGCTTTCTGAGGCTGTTCATGCTTTGCGCCCATTGCGCTGCTGTGATGTCTTGCAGCTTACTGAGCTTATAGCCTTGCACAATGCTGTCTACAGCAACGCCTTTTTGTTTTGCCAACGTCTGCAGCTGCCCCAGCTGATAGCTGGTTACTTTTTTATTGCGCTTCACGTCCTTCGGCTGGACGGCTGCCTGTTCCTCGGTTCCGTGGCTTTCTTCATACTTGCTGTCCCAAAAGCCACGATACACATCAGCAGCAACGCCGATGCACTTCATGGCGTTGCCCAACGCGTCAGTAAGGCACATTTTATAGGCTTCGTCATTGGGAACAAGTCCGTTTTTGTTTTTCTCAACGATGAAGTCACCGCCGCAGCCGTAGACCGGTTCGCTCCAGCCCTCTCCATCGTGATACATAAGCGCAACAGTCAGGAACAATAAAACCTGTCCGTCGCCGCATTGGAACGTCTTCTCATCGGTGATGCTGAACTTCCAACCAATACCGCACGGTCCGAAAACCGAAGTCATGGCTTCAATCTTCCACTGCGGGTTAATGTCGCTTTTACCTTTTAAGTTGCCGCCCTGAATAGGCTTGATAGCTGCATCCGGCGGAGTGGCAAGCTGACTGTAGATTTTCATGTTATCCATAATAGACCGCCTTATTTAATCTGCAGGTTCTGGCGCGCTACCAGCTCGCAGCCGGGTACAGTTTCCCCGGCCTTGATAGCCTTTTTGACCGCAACTTTGTCCAGCTCCGGATCTTTAAATTTCAGGAATTCTTCCGGAACATCGCCGATACATTTCGCATCAAACTCCACTGCTTCACTTTTGCGGAAGCTCATGGCTACTTTGGCGCTTTCAAACTTTTTGCCGTTCAGATAGCGGCTCAAAAAGCCTTTAAGGCTTTCCGCCTTGGCCTTGGCTGCCTTTTCACGTTCTGCGAAAGCGTTCTTCTGCGCTTTCAAGGCTTCTGCGTCCGCCAGCAGGTTTTTATACCAGCAGCCCAGGTTCTCGATCTTCTTGTCGCGCTCCATTTCCAAAGCAGCGATTGCTTCAAGGTCGATGATTTCACCGCTTTCGGTATCTACAACGCGGCTTTCGTCCAATTTGACGCAGGCCGCCAGCTTTTCGTCTATATCAAACAGTTTCATGCTATGCCTCCTCTAAACTTACGTTGTTTACGATGTTCTGCAGCTCCCGGGTGGTAAGGCCGGCAAACTGATCCATGTTAAACATTTCTTTGGTGATGCCTTTTGCAAGCAGCTGATTTTGGAAGTAGTCCATTGTCAGGCCGTCATAATCTCTTTCGTTCATCTCTGCACCTCGATTGGAATCAGCACGATGTCCCCCGGCTGAAGTCCGCCTTTAATATTGCTGATTTTGCGCGTCCAGAAGATAACCTCGCGAATATCTCTGCGGTCTCCTTCGCGCTGCATGGTGTCACCCACCAGGTGCCAAAGGGTATCCCCTTCGCCGGCCGTAGCCTTCACAACATATTTTTCTGTCGGACGTGTTGCGTCCCATGCAGCCCAAACGCAACAGGCTGCGAGCAAAATCATAAGTATCTTTTTCATATTCCGCGCCTCACTATTCTTTATACTCGCATTGACATTCCTGGTTAATCAGGTAGTCTTGCAGCGCCTGCGCCGACACATAACGGTAATTCCCGCGCGGTACATAACGCAGTAGCCCTGCGTCAATCTGTTCACGCAAAAATCTAGGTCCGCAGTTCAGCAGAAGGCATGCTTCTTTCGTGGAATACAGCAGGCGAGTTGGTACGTTCGCCGCTTTGCGTGTACGCTGTTCTTCTTTGGTCGGTCTTCCTGTTCTTGCCATGTTAAACCCTCTTTTCTTGGTAGCCTCCGTGTTATAATGTGATTACAGCAAGGAGGTGATTTTACAGTTAGTAGATTTTATACCAGACATTATCGTTGAAACTCCCCAGTCTCGTTATGCTGCGCTGGTCTACGCTAAGTTTCTTGATGGTCTTCAAGGACTTGCTGTTGATTGCTTCAAGGATTGGTGCAAGAAAAACGTATTTCCTAGGCTTTTGGTCTTGCTGAATATGCAGAAGCAGTAAAGTAAAGGCTGACATATCAGGGCACTTCTGAAAGTTGCAATGATATGGGCGCTTCATCAGCCAGCAGTCACACATCTTAGCCAGCTTCTTGCCACATTTATTGCAGAAGTTTCCTTTTTTGACGACTTTCCCACAATGCGGGCAGGTCGTCATATTTTTATCTTCCATCCACCATCACGCCCCACAAAACTTGTTGATAAAGTACTGCTGGCCTTTGCCGGCAACAATTCTTTTCTTAACTTCTTCGCGAAAAGCGTCTTCTCCAATATGCAAAAGTTGGTAAGCTTTCGTTTTGGATAATCCAACTTCCTTACACCAAGTTGTTACGTTCAACTTTATTGAGCATACTTCAATAAATCGTGTTTTTCTTTGATGCCCAAGGTTGAAAGCCTTAGATACCCATCTGCAATTTTCTGGGCAATAGTCCATGTCATTGTTTATCCTATCCAGTTCTAACCCATCTTGGTATCCGTTATTTACAGCCCAATTATGGAAATTAGCAAAGGTAAGCCAGTCATCACAGATTTTTATTCCTCTGCCACCGTAATTTTTATAAGAAACTGCTTTCGGATTCAAACATCTGGCTTTCATCCCATTCCATATAACAAAAGTTCTGGGTTTTCCGCCGGTCGTTATCCCATGTTTTTCAAGCTGTGTAACATGCAAGTCATGGGCATAGCATCCACAAGATTTTGATTTTCCTTGAAGCAGCTTACCGCTAGGAACAATATGCTCCTTGCCGCAATCACAGCGACATAACCATAAAACATTACGGTATTTGTTTTTACCACATGGCTTAATAGCCACCAGTCGCCCGAAGCGTTGATTACTCAAATCCTTCACTGCATTTGCCCCCTAAGAACTTATTTGCAAAGTAAATTTGTGCTTTAGGAGTTACCTTAACCGTTTTGTTGACAGTTACGTGACCATCAGCATGGATAATTGGTGTTTCTTTTACCCTGAACAGCCCTAATTCCATCGAGCGCTGCGTAGGGCTATTATAATCAGCGCCTTGACGCTTAATCAGATAGCCGTTGTCACGCAGCCATTGGAACAAACGCTTCTGTCCGGTATTGTAACCGTTCTGCTTCAGAATCTTCGCAAGGTCGCCAATCAGAATCGTGCTGTCCGACGCACTCACCGCATCCGCAAACAGCACCTTCGGCTTCGCCGCTGCCACATCGCTTTCCAGCTCCTTAATGCGCTGGTCACGCTGCCGGATAGTGCTTTGCGCTACCAGCACAGCCTTTGCCATAATCTCTGCGTCCGTCATGTTCTCACTGCCTGCGATGTAACCGCCGGTCTTTCTGATTGCCGGAATGACTTCGCTTGTCACCCAGCGCTTGAATTCCTTCGCTTTGGGCATCTTGCTGGAGAGGATTAAGCTGTAAAGACCGCTTTCGTTGATGAGCCATCCGCCGCGCTGTCCTAAACTCGATAACGAATCGTTATTGAGTTTGTCCTCGTCATCAACATGGTCAACAAGCGCCTTGCTTGGGTTGGTATACCCAAGAATCTCTGCTACATCCTTACCAACAAACCAAGGTTCCCCGTTTTGCTGGATTGTACGAACTTGCCCAAACTCGGGACTGTTGAAAATCTGTAAATTATTCATTTTGCGCCTCCTTTTTGTCACGATACGTGTCACGATTAGGCATAAAAAAGACGTTCTACACTTGTAGAATAATAATGTGCCAGCTTAACCTTGATTTCATCTCTAGGAATTCTATTCCCTGTTTCGTACATAGTTAACGCTGAAACGCTAATTCCAATGGCTTCAGTCACTTCTTTTTGCGTTTTCTTTTCAGAAAGACGCAATTTCAAAAGACGTTCTCCAATAGTTTTAGCATCGTTCATTTTATCACCTCCGTTTTCTTTGTCACGTTTTGTGACTAAATTTATAATACCACTTCAGGCTCTTAATGTCAACACGTTTCGTGACATTTTTCTGGTTTTTCCCTTGCTATTATTCACGTTACGTGATATTATTTAAGTAGTTACTAGAAAGGAGCTTTATCATGCCATTTAACACAATGCTTAAAACACTCAGACTAAAGAAGGGATTAACACAAGGTGAATTAGCAAAATTAACAGGTCTTACGCGAAGCGCAATAGGCATGTATGAATCTGGCAACCGAGAACCAAAATATGAAGTCTTGGAATTGCTAGCTGATTTCTTCAACGTTGATATGAATACACTGTTAGACCAATCCGCCCCAATTAACTCGCTTCAACCAACAAAAAAAGTCCCCAAAGACCTGAAAAAAATCCTTGAGGACGAGGAAGTTACTTTAAACGGACGCATGATGTCCGCTGAAGATAAAGAAAAAATGATGCGTATCATTGAAGCTGCCTTTTACGAAGCTAAGGAAATGAATAAGCGGAAGTAGGCGGTGATATGAATGGCGTACAATTACAAACTACGTGTAAAGCACCTCGTAGAAAAAGCTGGCTCTAGTAATCCTGCTGTCATCGCCAAAATGCTCGGTATCAATATCCGCTATGTTGATACCCCCAACAATACAAATGGCTTTTGGAAACGCATACTTCGCCGTAAGTTTATCTTTGTCAATGAGCGTCTGGACGAATGGCAGCGGATGACTGTTATCAGTCACGAGTTAGGACACATATTGCTACACCCTCACTATCATCATTTCTGCAGCGAAGGCCGTTCATATTTTGCTTCCAGCAGGCATGAGAACGAGGCTGACAATTTCGCTATGTGTCTGATGGATGCTTACGGCATAGATCCTATTTATAGTTACGCATTCCTACAAAACGGCTGGAGATAAAAAATTAAGGAGAGAATATTTATGAGCTATATCAACGAAGAATATGACTATCTAAAATCTGAAGAGATTGAAAAGGAAATGCGTCAGCATCCATTTTGGCATCACCCAGTAGTAAATCAAGCAGGAACTTACATGCGATATGCTTCTGCAAAAATCCAATGGAATTACTTTCTTGATTATTATAAAAAATACCATAGCCAAGAGGAATTCAAATATGAACTGCCCTGCTTAGATGCTTTGTTAGCAATGGCTCCCATTTTATTTGACAGTAAAATGATTCAACAGCTAAAAGAAAATCTCGAACATATGAATTTGAAAAAGTATTCATTCGAAGATTGTTTAACTAAACTTAACACAATATCCTATTATATGAGCTTTTTCGAAACTATCACAAATATACCGCAAAAGCAGACCGAAGTCATAAAGAACTTCCCTCCTATGCAAGATGTTGATGATCCTGAATTCTGTGACCTTAAAAACGTAATATACACTTGGCGAATAAATAATTATATTACGGTAGAAAAAAAGGGAAGATTCAATTATGTATTTAAAACGGATGACAACTTCGTTAAAATATAACCCCCTTTTCAGTAAAACTTTTGGCTATATAATTAAAAAATACCGCCAGTGGAAGGCTGACGGTGGGGACATTTTAGTTATAAATTTATGAAAGCGAGGTATAAACATGAACACATGGAAAGAAATTGTTAAATCATTCCCTAGCACCCCATTTTTATTTGTAGGTTCCGGACTAACCAGACGTTATCTTGGATTACCAAATTGGGATGGATTATTAGAGCACTTTGCTAGAAAACTCAAAGATGATAAATATACATACAAAAGTTATCTATCCAAAGCTAATAATGACAGACCATTTGCCGCTACGCTTATAGAAAATGACTTCAATAAGCGTTGGTTTGATGACATAAATTTCAGAACTAAAAGTGAAAATGTTGAAAATGCTGTGGATCACGGTGTAACACCATTTAAAGCAGAAGTTGCGTATTATATAAAGCAATTTAACGAACCAAACGAACTTTATACAAATGAAATAAATTTATTATCTCATTTAAGTAAACAAAACATAAGCGGATTCATCACTACAAATTATGATAACTTTTTAGAAAATATCACCATTGATTATAAAACATTCATTGGACAAGAGCAACTAATTTTCTCACCTATCCAACAAATGGCAGAAATTTTCAAGATTCATGGTTCAGCTGATGTGCCACAAAGTATAATATTAACTAAAAGTGATTATGAAAAATTTGATACCGCTAGCACCTATTTAGTTGCAAAATTAATGACTATATTCGTTGAGAATCCAATCATATTTATCGGTTACTCTATAGGAGATAAAAATATCCAAAATATAATTAAAGATATTGTCACTTGTATGTCTCCTGAGCATATAAGCAAATTAAATAATCGTTTTATATTTGTAAAACACAACAAAAATCTAAAAGATAGCTTAGAAATATCTAAAATTCTCCACTATGTTGATGATAAAGCTGTACCTATGACACAAATAGAAACAGATAACTACTACATGATTTATGAGGGACTAAAAGATAAATGCGCAGCAGTACCAGTGCGAACTCTAAGATTTTTTAAAGACCAATTTTATTTATACGCTCAAACTGCTAAACCCAGTAAATTTATTATGGTTAATATTAACGATGCAAATTTAAATCCTGACCAACTCTGTATTTCTCTTGGTTTAGAAAAAAGAATGGCTAAAATGGGTTACACTGGTATTGGTGTTGAAGACTGGTATAAAAATGTAATATACGATAATTATTTAGAATGCACATCTGATGAACTTTTAAGTTACTCTTTTACTCATTTATTTAAATCACAAGGTCAGTTTGCTTTGCCAATTTTTAAGTACATCTCTTCTTCTACCAATGATTATAGTGAAATTATAGAAACAAATGGCATCAAGAATTTCGATGATTTATTTAATAAAGGACAAATAAAAGGTCGTCACAACACAACAATGACAGCTTACGCATTAACAAGCATTACTGCAGTTGCTAATTTTGCTAGTGAAAACGGACATCTAAAAAATAATTCTCTTTATTATGCGTCTTTACTCACAGAACATGAAATCAATGTAAATGACTTAAAACATTTTATTTTAAGGTTTTTAGATGAAAATCCCACCGCTCTTTCCGAAAACTACGCAGACAACACAGCCAAAAGCAATTTAAAACGATTAATAAGAGTTTATGATTGGTTGAAATATCACTAAAAAGCAAAAAGGCTCTGGTGATGTTGATACATTAAGTACCCACAAACCAAAGCCTTCTTTGACTACAACTTATAAAAAGCACCATACACATGACACATTCACAAGGAACACACCACATATAAAGTTCTTTTGCTAGAAATATATTACACCTTTAACATTGAAAAGTCAATTCTATTTAATTTTATTTCTTATTAAAAAAGCGCCCGGTGTTACCAGCACCGAGCGCAGTGCGGAGCGTGTTACCAGCACGCAGCCGCTTTGTAATCCCTCAATTCATGGCAAGAACAGAAGCTGATTACCTTTTTATTATATCAGCTCCGTTCAATTAAATAAAGGAGTTGATGCAATTATGTCCATCATTTATAAAAAAGACCGTCAAAAACCTTATTACTTTTCTTTTTCTACCGGCCAGAAGCTGGCGAACGGTTCCTACAAGCGTATCTATTCCGATACCGGTTATGCTACGAAGGAAGAAGCAGAAACAGCGGAGATGACTGCCAAGCTCGCAATCAGGAACGGCACCTACGTCGAACCAACTAAAATGACAGTTGCTGAAATGCTGGAAAAGTTTCTGGCCACAAAGGTTGAAATACGCCCTTCCACCAGAATACAGTACCAGGCATCTATCAACCACATCAAAGAACATCCGCTGGCAGACCGCCCGCTGCAAAAGGCAGGCGTGCTGGATGTAGAAGACTGCCGTAAGTTTTTATATGACCAGGTTGAAACCGGCAGGCTCAGCATGAGCACCATCCGCGAAGACCTCAGCTTTTTATGCAGCGCTTTTACATGGGCGTCCGATGTAGACCTTATTTATAAATCTCCGGCACGCAGGCTGAAGCTTCCGCCCAAGACCAAACCGCAAGGCATTCACACTCCAATAGAAAACATTATGGAGATACTGAGAATTGCTAAAATCGAATCTTACGATACTTTATACATTCCCCTGCTGCTGGCAGGATTTTGCGGCCTGCGTATCAGCGAAATCTGCGGCATCCAGCTTGATAAGATATCAGCTGATGGTATAAAGGTAGAAAACAACCTTTGCCGCGTGCGGAACAAACCCGGTGTGGTCAATCCTGACGGCACAGTAAGCAAGGTGCTGCTATCACCCTTGAAAACCGAATCATCCTACCGTATCGTGCCCATAGCAAGCTTTGTATGGCAGGAAATCAGCGCCTATATAAAATACCTTGAGCAATGCAAAAAAGCAGCCTACAGCAAACGCTGCAAGCTGCTTAACGACCCGGTCCGTGTTGTTGATACAGAATACCTTGAACCGGCATGGCAGAATGACAGGAACCTGCTCTACGTCTTTCCGGATAACGGCAGAAGGCACTTGCGTGACTTCGTAGAACGGAAATGGCGCAACTTCAAAAAATCCAATCCTACCATGCTAAGGTTTTTGGCCAAACATCCGGAGCTGCAGAAAATGCGGCTGCATGATTTTCGCCACAGCTTCGGCAGCAACCTGCGCGACCAAGGCGTTTCCGTCGAGGATATCTGCGAGCTGTTAGGCCACAATGACGCAGAGTTTACCAGACGCACCTATGCGCTGCCTTTAGAAAACACTCATAAAAAGGCTATCGACTTCTACGAAGAAAAATTAAAAAGAAAACTTGTGAACTTTTTGTGAAATATTAGAGAACTGGAGCTAAAATACCGGTTCTCTATTTTTATGCAGGAATTTTTGCGAATTATAAAGCGTAAATACCCCATATTACCTAGCGTTCCAAGGGATTGTTGACAGATTGTTGACAGAATCACCCTTTTATTAAGTAAATCAAATACTGTATTTAGTCGCAAAAACAAAAAGAACCGCATTCTCATGCGGTTCCTGAAGTTTTAAATTTGGTCGGGGCGGCGAGATTCGAACTCACGGCCTCTTGTACCCGAATAACGCAAAAATATTATTTAACACTATCAACTAATGCTCCATATCCCTTATTTCATGACGTTTATAGACATTTCAGCAACATTCCGAGAACTAGCCAATATTAGCTGAAAAGCATCAAATTAATTGATTTTGTTGACGGATTGTTGACAGTTTTTTCTATACGATAAATGGATAATTATAAATTTTCCCTGCCATATCTCTGCCAATACTGCTGTTATGCATCCAATAGTTCCCAAGCAATCTCATGTGTAACCAGATAATTATACGTATTGTAGGCGCGATTAGAATATCCCTGACGATACATTGCACCAACGGCTGCTGCCTTATAATATTCATCCGCAAACACATCCGCCAGCGCTGACAGATTGTTTACATCGTAGCCCCAGCTCTTGCGGTTACGCACAAATACCCTTACCACGTTGGTGCTAGTCGGGCACCACATAGCTGCATAAATTACGCATTTGCTGTCGCTTATGTATGGCATAAGCGCGTCGACATAATCGAGGCAATCGGCAGCCAGTATCTCCAGCTGAGCAGCTCTGCCCTGCTCACTGTCGAGGATAGCGCGCAGCTCATCCAACTCACCGGAGTTGACAATATCGGAGTAGGTACGGCCGATAAATTTACGGCCGCCATCAATCCAGCTCAGGAGGTTATCCCCACGGCCTCCCTCCCACTGGCTCACTCCCATGCTCGGGTAATTGCCGGCAGTGCTGCAGCTGACGCTATCATACACGCCTTCGATGCCGGTGGCAATGATGCCAGCAGCTACCTCATGTGCTAATAGATGTCTAAGATCCATATTATCACATCCTTTTTTTCTTAATAGTATCAATCAAGCCTTTTACAGCCTCGACGCCAGCAGCGTTGAGGTTTTCTACTATACTCAACAATTCCGTCGCAGTTAAATAGCCGATGATTGTACTCACTGCCCATGCAGGCTTACTGAGCTCAACCATAATCAGATCCGCACTGGCAGCTGCCATTACGCATAGTAAATATATGCAAATCTTGCCTAAAAAACGGTGCTTCATAACTTCAGAAGAAATGAGCCCTGCACTTCTCGCCGCTTTGATGGCAATCAGCGATTGAAAAATAGTTGGCGCTGTTTTGCCTTGCTTAACCAGATAATCATGTGCAATCGCCAACCACTTAGTCAGACAGTCCAACACAACCAAAGCAGAAAACGCATAGAACAATATAGCGTGTTTGTGCAGCAATACAACCATGATAGCTGCCATAGCAGTCTTATAAGACCAACCACTGTACAATGTTTTCCCTGCAGCAAATGCCGATTCAAAAAATAATTTATAATTCATATTTTTTCCTCCTTCGCCTTATAATGAGCCTATCAATTACAAGGCGTGATAAAAACCATGAGTTAAAGTATGTGCCGCGTTATAAACGGCCATGCGTAAAGCTAAAAAATCCATTTGTAACCTCCTAAAAATTATTCCATGCAAACAGCATTTACTTCCTCCGCATTACCTGCAGCTTCAATCTGCGCCTTAGCCTTGCGATACTTTACATGCAGTGCATTACTCCGCACTGCCACAGCTGCAATCACTGCACGCAGGTCTGCGGCTGTTACTGTAACATCATTGTCATCTGCGGTAGTCCATGCAATGTCGGCATCTGCGCCCTGCTGGTCAAGCGCAATAATGGCAGCATTTATGCGTTCTCGTGCCTTGCTGTCATAATCGTAGAGATGCCCGCCGTATTCCACCGGCTCAACCTCTGCAGCATCTCTTTGGTATTTCAGTTCCAAAATCTTACGCTGTTTGATTACCTCAATCGGTTCTTCTGTATGAATAATGGCTACCCCCAGCGTTTCCAATTCTGCATCCGGCAAAGAGAGCGGAATGAAAATGCCGTCTTTGCCTAAGGCTTCTGAAAGCTCGTAAATGTTAGAGTAATCTTTGTCTTTGTATGTATATTTTGTTTGCATTTAATCACCTCTAATTAAAAATTAAAAATCACTGGCACCTGTTTACCTAAATTGTTTATCAGATAGTCCACGAGCGGAGCGGGCGAAACCTCACCATCACTAACCGTTATCCCGTTAATTGTTACAGGTACGTTGGGCGAGATATACACTTTCTTGCCATCCTCTACCTCAAGGTATGTTATGCGCACACCATTGGGGAGCGGGTTAGGAGTAATTGCGCCCTTGTTAATATTACCATTATAACCATAGCTCGATGGAAACGTAGGTGATACTGTCAGCATTGCTTTGATACCGTCTGCGTCTCCGCTGTTTTGACAACCTGTCATCATCAATCTGTTTAAGCTCATAGTATCACCTCTATGATAACTTAGATGCCTGCACGATGCTTGTTAAATTACCGTTGGCATCTTTTGTCATTAAAACGTTAAGCAACATCCCAGCGCTTGTAATAGCTACATCACTAGCACTGCCGATATATTTAAGAGTACCAGCGTTTGTGATAGTCAGTGGGTAGTCTCCGTTTGCACTAAAATATGCAGTAAAAATAGAGGATTCCCCGGCGCTGAGTCTTCTAGTCAAAGTTGATAGGTCTAGCGTAAAAGCTCCTGTTGCTACATAAGCCATTGTTGCCATTAATGGCGTGTTGGATGTGCCATTAATTATATAGGTGCTGTATTTTTCGTTCACGACCGTAAGAAAACGAAATTCTTGCTCTGCTAACCATTCGTTCGGTT